CGCTGGCAGAGGCGCTCGCGCTGGCGCTGGCCGCGACCAGCTTGGCGAACTAGCTGCGCCGCGCTCGCCGCTGCCGCTGAGAGCGGCACGGAGATCGCCTCGGAGAAGATGACGTTGATCTTCGCGCTGGCAGAGGCGCTCGCGCTGGCGCTGGCCGCGACCAGCTTGGCGTCGCCCTCGGCGTAGCCCTCGACCCAGTATTCCGGCTCAACGTAATACGGCAGCGTCATGGCGCGTCACCACACGCTGCATCTATTTGGGCGATGAGGATAGCGCCGCTAAGTATAACGCGATCAGAAGCGCCAGCAACCAGAGCGTCAGCGAGGTTCGATCTGGACGCTTTCGTGCCATCACATATCGCCGCCTGATTGGCGCTCACGCAAGAACTCAAGACTAGACTGGACATCACGATCAAGAACGCCGTCAATCCGTCTGCGCGTTTCCACATACTCATTTAGCTCCTCGACCTCGTCGGCTTTGCCCTGATCCGTGCGCCCCTTGATGTAGGCATAGAATAGCGCAATGACGAACCCGCCCGCTACGGCCAGCCACGTCTTAACCTTGCTGCTTAACGCCAGCCAGATGCCCATGCCCGCACCCTCTCACGGATAATGAACAGCGCGGCCAGCCCGATCACGCCAGCGATGACCATCGCCACGATCTGCGCTGTGCCATCCAACGCAGCGAATGCGCCGATGCCAGCGGTTCCGGCGCTGACGATCTGCACGGCACTAGCTTGAACGGTCTTGCTCTGCGAAATATTCGCTCGCTGCGGCGCTGGCTCTGGCGGGACTGGAGTTAGGAACAGGGCCGTCTCAGCGGAGCGGCGGCGAACCAGCCCGTTCAGCACCTTGCCTCCAGCCTTGTTCCAAAGCTGAATGGATTCGGCTGCGGCCATCTTGTTTCCGGCGTTAAAGTGGCGCAGAGCCGACGACTTTGCGAAGGCTGTCGTGCCGATGTTGTAGGCCAGCGAGGTGAACGCCGCCATCTCGTTGGCATTGATCGGCGCAGTGATGAGCGGCGCGATCTCGGCGGCGAATTTGTTGACGCCCTTCTCGAGCCAGTGGTCGGCCTCCTCCTGAGTGATGGTCATGCCCGCAACTGGATCAATGCCAAGTCCGGCGCGGCCAGTTGTCCCCCAGCCAATCGTCCAGACGCCCGCGCTGTCCTGATAGGCCGTGAGCTTGCAGCCCTCAAAATTCTTGATCAGTGCTATTCCAGCCGCGTTTATCATTTGCGTAATGCCTCCTCGATGCCGTCGAGCTTCTCGAACACGCGCTTGAAGTTTTCGCGCATCTCTTTGAACTCGCGGTCGTGCGCTTCCTTAGTCGCTGCGGCCTGCGCCTTTAGCACCTCAATGTCGGTGTGGTGAGATTGCTGGCGGCTGAACAGCATCCAGACAAACCCCCCAACTGGAAGCACGATATATTTCAGGATCATGTCGAGGGCGTCCATGCAGGCTACTCCGGTTTAACAAGCCATCAACACACACGGAACGCAGTAGCTGCCATCCGCATAGGTGCAGGTGGTTTCGGTTGAGATGACCTTTGCGATGGTTTTGGACCGCACAATGCCATCACCTTGCGGCTTGGCCGTGCCATCACCAGCGGACATAAGCAGGTCGCCACGCTCGACTGTTGTGCCAGCGGCAATGCGGATGATCATGTCGCCCGTCATGGCGAGGTAGTAATCGCCCCAATCGTCGCTGTCATCCCACGCCACGAACACGCCAGCCACGTCCTTGTCGCCCTCGGTCGAAGAAACCGTGGTGTGGTTTAGCTGTTCGTTGTCCTCTCCGTCCCAAACGACTTTCTCGTTCAAGTTGGTCATCACAGTGCCTTTGAGGATGTTGCTGTCGTCCGTGCCATCTGGAAGGCGTGACCAGCGGGACAAGTGACCGCCGTTATAGGATACCGTGGTGCCGCTGACAGAGATAGTGCCCTGAGTCGTTCCGCCTCGCCTGAAGAAAAGTAAGATGCCATCGTTGCTAAGGCGATTGACGTAGAGAGGGGTGCCGCCGTCTCGAACAAACACACCGTATCCAGAAGGATCGAAGCCAATACCTGCGTCTGTGCTTGTCGTAGCTAGATTGGCGGGTGTCGTAGTGGTTCCCACCAACACTTTCCCAGCCGCGTCGATGCGCATAGCCTCTGCGGCGTTTGCGATGAACGCCATGAAGTCACTGGTGTGATCGTATCTGAGCGCACCTACGTCACTGTCGGCTGAGTCTCCAAACATAAGATAGCTGTTCGCCGTTGTTCCACCGATTTGCGCCCGAAAAATGGCGTCATCTGTTGATGCGGTTCCTGTTGACGCTACACGGATTGATGGGTTTGTAGTGCCTTTAACGTCAAGCACATACGATGGCGAAGCTGTCCCAATCCCAACACGATTGTTCGTGCTGTCCACATAGAGGGTGTCGGTGTCTACGGTTAGGCCAGCAAACGTGGGGCTGTCGGTCGTTGCAACACCCTGATCCAAAGCCTTGACCGCCGTGATATTGGCTAGTTCGCTGTCCATCAGCGCACCAGCGGCAGTGACATTTGCAGTGTCCGTTACGTCAGCGCCAGCTTCGATACCAGACAGCTTGGACTGCTCGGCGTCAGTGAACGCATTTGTGTCTGCGTTGCTCTCATATGCGGTCTTTATCTCAGAGGCTGTCTGGTCGGCCGTAGCGCCAGCTTCAATTCCGTCGAGCTTCGTCTCGTCAGCGGTTGTGAACGAGGCGGTTGTGGCGTCGAGAACAGCGGAGTGAGCCTGCACGGTGGACCCGATGGCGCTGGTCTCGATCTTGTCGCTGTTGAGGTTGCTGAAGTTGGCATCAACCTCGTTATGGGTAAGCGGCGAGCCTTTGCCAGCCCGTGTTACAATGGTCGCCATCTACGCACCTCAGTCCAGAGTGATGTTTACGTCGCCAGCGGGGAAGCGCAGCACGTCGTCTGCCGTGATCGTCTTGGCCGCCGCGAGGGCCGCGTAGGCGATCTGATTGCCGCCAGTCGGGGCGTCAAACACGGCGACGTGCGAGATCGTGCCCCACGCTCCGGTGGCCACGTCAAACTCAACAGCCGCGCTGGTGGTGGCGAGGTTGCCAGACACGGTGAACGTCGCGGCCTTGCGGGCGTAGCCGTTGCCGCTGATCTCGGTCGCGCCGGAGCCGTCCTCGTTGGGGTTGGCGGTGAAGAGGCCCAGATACCAAGAGGTCGGGCGGGTGACGGCGTCAGCCGTGAATGTCCACTTGAGGACGTTGGTCTCGTATGTGTTGGAGAAGCTCATTGGCCATCCTCTTGCAGTATGGCCGCAAGGTCGGCGGCCTCGTTTTCAGTGCTGAACTCACTTACGGGGAAGTATATCATCCGCTTGTCCCCGATGCTACATGGCCGCAACGCCTTGACCAAGCCGACATCCAGCGCGGCGAACACAAACAGGTCAGCCTTGGAGCCGCCGATCAGGAAGCCATACATCCGGCTGTGCTTCGGGGCTGACGCCGTCTTCACCTCGACGCGCAGCATCTTGCCGCTCGGGAGTATGGCGATCAGGTCGAAGGAGGCGTCGTGATGGTGGACCTCGACGCCAGCCATTTGCAGCTTGTAGGCCGCGAAAAACTCACCGGCCCTCCCCACTTGGGTTGACCGGCGATCCCTCACGCCATCGCTCGCGGTCTCATTCGGATCGACGACGACCCGATGCTGGCGCGGTCGCTCTGGACGCTGAGAGCCTCGAGCGTCTGCCGGTAGAGGCCGCCCCACACCGCGATCCGCTCGTCATCCTTGAGATATGGCGCGGCCTGCATTAGAGCGCCGTAGAGATACAGGTCGGGGGCGTCGTCGAGCAGCCAGTTGCTGGGCACGCTCGCCGACAGCGCTGGGATTTTGGCGTAGTAGGTCAACTCGCCCTCGTATGTCCCGTCCGGCGCGGGCACGACCTGAAACTCCTCGCCGACCATCGTGAAGAACAGCGGGCGGCGGTTCGACGAGTGCCACGCAAGCTCCTCGGCGGCCTGATCAGGCGTCACATACTCCAGCGTCGTGACCGGCGACGTGTTAAGCTGGAAGCGGATGTTTTGCAGCCAGTCGCTGGGGATCGCCGAGTAGCCGCTGTCGATGTCGGCGGTCGCCCGCTTCATCATGCGGTAGTCGCGGATTTCACGCTGGAACTGGCTCTCGGCCAGCGAGATAAACGTCGGGATGACCGAGGTCAGGTCATCGCGCAGGAGCCAGTCGGCAATGGCCGCCTTTAGCTCGGTGTATGTGGTGATGCTCATAGCGTCCCGCCTCGTGTTCTGAACGCCCGATTGTCAGGGTCGTTCAACCATTTCTTCAGCGCCGCTGGATCGTCAGCAATGCCGCGCCGCTTGAGGTCATAATACACGCTGAGTGGGATCGACGCCACACGGGCCAAGTCGCCGTATTTGGCCTTGCTGTCGATGTCTGCGTAGCTGCGCTTGTTCACGTTGGCGATGCTGGAGACATCCTGCACGGTCTCAATCGCAAACTCGCCGTTGTCCTTGACGTGCCAGTAGCGGGTGATGCCGGTCGCTGGGTCCACGTCGAAAATTCTCTTGGGCATTTGTCTCTCCTTGCAAAGAAAGAGGGCCGCCGAAGCGGCCCTCCCTAGTTCTCAGATTAGGCGGTGGTCAGGTCGGCGATGAGGCCGTGAGCGGCCTCGTTGGAGACCTCCAGACCGCCTTCCCAGATCAGCATCGCCTTGGAGGCGTCGCCGGTCTTGGCAAGGTCGACCTTCTGGATCGGGCGCAGGTTGCAGACCGCAGCCATCTCAGTGTCGAGAACCCAAGCGTCGCGAGCACGCTGGAAGCGGTTCGGGACGACCGACAGGGTGCCGAAGTCCGACATATACACGTCGGCAGCGCCGATGATGGTGGTCGGGCCGTCAGCCGGAGCCATGTAGCGCTGGGCAGCGATACCGGCGAAGCCGGACACCTTCTGCTTGTTGAACGCGCCAACCATGAGCACGGTCGGGTTGCCGCCAGCAGTCCAGACGGACGACATGACCGACTTGAGCATATCCTCGGTGAAGGCACGCTGGGTGCCGTCGGTGCGGGCGTCCGAGCCGTCGCCGGTCGGGGAAGCGCCGTCACCAGCGAGGTTGTCGTTGGTGGCGATCCAAGCGCCGAGGCCAGCGGTCTCGGGAGCAGTGCCGGTGCCGCCAGCAACGCGAGCGTTGTTGGCGGTCAGGACGGCTTCGATGTCGCGCTTGAGTTCCTTGCCGCGCTTGGCGACTTGGTAGGCAAGCTCGCTGTCACGGCCCGCCTTGTCGACAGCCTCGAGGTTGTCGGCAACGATCACGGTGCGGCGCAGGATGTGGGTGTAGTTGCCCACGCGAGTGGTGGCCGAGGTCGAGTCAAACGACGAAACGTCATCGCCGGAGATGCGGGCGGTGGCGTCGGCGGCAGCGAGGCTGTCCTTCTGCCACTCAAAGTAGGTGTTGCTCACCGACTTCGAGCCGATATTCGACTGGAACGGGGTTTCTTCGGGCGAGATGTCCGCGATCAAGTTGGAGAGCGACTCGCGGATGCCCTTCGCATCAAAGTGCGTGAAGGTGTTGGTTACGATGGCCATGATGGCTCCTCACAGTTTCACTGCGAGGAGCCTATGTCCTCACAGGAGGGTTTTGATTGCAGCCGCAGCGTCAGACACGCGGCCAGATTGCCTTAGGCGTTGTTGCGCCGTTTCGAATGCGCCTTTGGGCCGTGACTGTGTCCCGCGAGAGCCTGCCTTCATCACCTTCGGTCCAGACTTGTTCCCACCGGCTTGCGCCTTGCGAACATTTGTCTGGCCGCGCTCGTAAAGCATTGCATTGCGGGCCAGTGCCACCAGTGACGCGCTGTTGATTGCGTCAACGTCCTGCGTGGAGAACCCCTTACCCAGAAGAAACTCGCGAACCTCCTTGGCTTCCTTGGCCAGCGTGTTCGTGTCCTTCCAAGAGGGGATAAGCTCCGGCAGTCGCTGCTCTTCAGCGGCGCGATACCGTGCCATCGACTCTTGAGCTTGGCTCTGCTGGATCGCCACCAGCCGCATCTGCTCCGCCTCGACAGCTTGAAGCTGTTGCTGGCGCATTTCGGCGGCCTTCTTCCACTGGCGTTCCAGTTTCATCGCCTCGG